CGCAGACACTACGGTAGAGACCTTCCCCAACAATACCAACGAGACTGTCCTTATCATCCCTCAACTCAACTAAGAATCATACAAAGGAAATGAGTTATGATTAACCTCTGGAACAAACTGCTCCGCAACGTCAAGGTTCGGGACGGCATGACTGTCCTCTCGACTGGCACCGAGGGCTTCAAACTTTCGACCTACACGACCTCGATCACGGTTGCCAATGGTGCTACGACTGGCAAGGAAGCCGCGATTGGTATGCCCGTCAATTTCATCCCGATGGCTGTTAGCGTGACCGTCACGACCGCCTCGACCAACGCTGTCAACCTTCAGGACATCGGTGATGATGCTGACACCGATTCGTATGTTGATGGTGCCACGATTGCCCTCAACACGACTGGCTACAAGGGTATCTTCGGTTGTAACGGGGTCCGTGCGATGGGTCCGGGTTCGACCACCTCGACGGGTGCTACCACGACTGCGGATGAAGTTGAGATCGTCATCTCGGCTGATCCGGGTGCCACGGGTGCCACGGTTCGTCTCGTGTTCATCGGCATCGAAGCAGACTCGTAATCATGCCATATGCAGCCAATTCCGATCTCCCTAAAGCTGTAAGGGACAAACTCTCTGCCAAGCAGCAAAGCGTTTTCAGGAACGTCTTCAATTCTGTCTATGAGGATACTCAGGATGAAGGTCGGGCTATGGCTGCTGCATGGTCTCGCTCCAAGCAAGTCGAGAAGGTCGATATGCAGACCCTCAGAGACAAGGCTACAGAGCACAATGAACAGCATGGCGATAAGGGTAGGGTGACTGCTGCAACTCTTCGCCAAGTCTATAATAGGGGCGTTGGGGCCTATAGGACCAATCCTGAAAGTGTCCGTCCCAACGTCTCCTCTCCTGAACAATGGGCTATGGCTCGGGTGAACAACTTCCTCCGTGCCATTCGCAACGGAAAGTTCCGCTCTGGAAAGCACGACACTGATCTTCTTCCAGAAGGGCATCCTATGGCTACCAAGGGCGTCGAGAAAGCGGAATATCAAGGCAAGACAGTCCCTCTGGATAAACCTTTCCGCCTTCCTTCTGGATCAACCAAAAAGTTTGGTGTCTACGTCAAGGATGGCGATAGGGTCAAGCGTGTGACCTTCGGTGATCCCAACATGGAAATCCGTAGGGATGATCCAGAAGCCAGAGCCAATTTCCGTTCTCGTCATAGTTGCGATACTGCGAAAGATAAGACATCGGCTAGGTATTGGTCTTGTCGTATGTGGGAGGCTGGAACTTCGGTGTCTGATCTGACCAAAGCAAGTATTCAAGGTCAAATCCTCAAAGCAGATGACGATCAGCGTATCGTATGGGGATGGGCCTCCGTTATCACTGAAAAGGGTGTCCCTGTTGTAGACTCCCAAGGTGATGTCATCAAACCTGAAACCCTGATGAAAGCTGCTACTGAGTTCATGCTTTCTACTAGGGTGACAAAAGAAATGCACATGGGCGGTAAGGTTGGAGAGTTTATCCACTCCCTTCCTCTGACGAAAGAGATCGCAGACGCCCTTGGCATCCAGAGTGACCGTGAAGGCTGGATTGTAGCTTGTAAAGTCTACGATGATGCAGTTTGGCAGAAGGTCAAATCTGGAGAACTACGAGCCTTCAGTATTGGGGGCCGTGCAAAGCGGGAGAAAATGAATGAATGAACTCCTTGATCTGGAACTTGACGAGGTGTCGCTGGTAGATTCTCCTGCCAACAAATCGGCAACCGTCGCTTTGTTCAAAAGGGAAACCCCAATGGAAAATGAAATCCAAACTGAAGACGAACTTCTCAAGGCTTATGACGATAAGAAAATGAGCGAAGATGAGATGATGGACGACGAGATGGAGGATGACGAGGAAGAGATGATGGGCAACAAGAAGCCCGCTCGTAAGTCCTACAAAGCTGAGTGCGAACTCCTCAAGTCGGAAATTGCTTCGCTTCAAGCCCAGATCGAAGAACTCAAGAAGGGTTCGGTTGAGAAGGCCGCTGAGATGATCGAAGTTGACGGTGAGATGATTGCGAAGTCGAGCATCCCCGCTCCGATCCTGAAGAAACTAGAAGAGGTCGAGAAAGCCCGTGCGGCTGAAGAACTCCGCAAACGTGCCGACGAGGTGCTGCCCAATTTCAAGGGAACGGCTGACCAACGCGGTAAACTGCTGAAGTCGATTGGTGATGACCAAGAACTTATCGAAATGCTTCGTGCTGCTGACAAACTGTTTGAAGGCATGATGTCGGAAGTTGGTAAGTCGGATGCGAACGGTGATTTTGGTTCCGCCGATGCCAAACTCGAAGCACTGGCTAAAGCCTATTCGGCTGAAAAAGGTGTGACCTTCCAGCAAGGTTACTCTGCCGTTATCAAAACCGCAGAAGGTAAAGCCCTTCTCAAAGAAACCTACAAGAAGTAACAGGTGTAGTTTGAAGGTTTGTAGTTGCTGCCGAGAAGAAAAACCATTTGAGTTTTTTGCCAAACTGTCTAGAAGTAAGTCTGGTCTAGATGTTTATTGCAAGAGTTGTCGAAAGGTTAAGAAATCTACTTGGTATAAAAACAACAAAGAACATGCAGACAACTATGGCAGAGATTACTATAAGAACAACCTAGGCTTTCGAGAAAGGTTGAAAATAGTAAACGCTGAGTATCAAAAAGAAAAAAGAACTCTGCCGGGATTTAAGACTAAGAAGAACAGTCGAGAATCTAAAAGACGCGCCGCTAAATTTCAAGCAACTCCTGCTTGGCTTTCAAATGAGCAACAAAAAGAAATTGAAAACTTCTATTGGCTTGCTCAAGATTTGAAATGTATTAGCGGACAAACTTACCATGTTGACCATATTGTGCCTTTACAGAGTAAAAAGGTTTGTGGTCTGCATGTTCCTTGGAATCTGCAAATACTGCCTTCTGAAATAAACCTCTCCAAATCCAATAGAGTATAAAGGAACCTCTACTATGGCTTATACGGAAAATATGCAGACCCGCACCTACATCTCGGGCTCTGCGATTACGCAGTTCACCTTCGTCACGCTTGCTGCTGACGGCCAAGTTGACAAGACGGGCGATGGCCTTCGCACTGATGGTGTTGCTCTCTTCGGCGCTTCGGGCGCTAACCAAGCCATCCCGGTCGCTTACGATGGTCGTGTGACTGTCCTCTGCGGCGGAACCTTCTCGCGCGGCGATGATGTCGCGTCGGATGCTGACGGCAAAGCGGTTTCGGCTGCTGCTTCGGACGTTATCCTTGGCTATGCCCTTGAGGATGGCGCTTCGGGTCGCATCGTGACCATCGAACTGTCGCGCGCTGAGAAAACGGCCTAATCTAGTTAAGTAAAGGAATACAAAGATGGCTATGCTCACCCCGAGTGCTGTTCATATCGATCAGCCGCTTACCAACATCACGATTGCTTTCCTGCAAAGTTCTACCTCGTTTATCGCGGACCGTGTGTTCCCCAATGTTCCGGTGTCGAAGAAGACCGACAAATACTACAAGTATGACCGTGAGCACTTCAATCGCACGGGCCAAGTGCAAGAGCGCGCTCCTCGCACCATGTCGCCCCGCGTTGGTATGTCGGTCTCGAACGATAGCTACACCGCGAAGGTCTATTCGATCTCGACGGACTTCGACTTCGAGACGCTTGCCAACGAGGATGCCGCTCTCGACATCCGTGCCGCTGGCGCTCAGATGCTGACGCACCAACTGCTCATCGACCGTGAGATCAAGTGGGCTGACAGCTTCTTCAAGACTTCGGTGTGGTCCACGGAATACACTGGTGTTGCTGGCACCCCGACGACCAACCAAGTCAAGCAGTGGTCGGACTATACGGCTTCGACCCCCATCGTTGACGTTACGACTGCGATGCGGACTGTCCAACTCAAGTCGGGTGGCTTCAAGCCGAACGTCATGGTTGTTGGCAAAGAAGTCCGTGATGTGCTCGTCAACCACCCGGACATCCTTGATCGTCTGAATGGTGGCGCGACGGTTACGAATACCGCCCTTGTCACGGATGCCAAGCTGGCTGAAATCTTCGGCGTGGAAGAGTTCCTCGTCATGGAATCGGTCAAGAACACGGCGAAAGAGGGTGACACGGAGTCGAACTCGTTCATCGGTGGCAAGTCGGCGGCTCTCTATTACCGTCCCCGTTCGGCTGGCCTGATGGTCCCCTCGGCTGGCTACACCTTCACTTGGAACGAACTGGACAATGCCTCGGGCTATGGCATCGACATCCGTTCGTATACGGGTGACTTCCTGCGCGTTCAGGGCATTGCCGAAATGCTCGAAGCCAACATGGCGTATGCCCACAAGGTCGTTGCTGCCGAAATGGGTGCCTTCTTCGCGACCATCGTCGCCTAATCTGGGAGGATAGCATGGCCCGACACAGTGCTATCCCTTTCCAGTTCGACCGCCCCGTGTTTGTGAAAATTCCAATCCAAGCACGGGGTCGCGTCTGGGAAGTGGACTCAGTATTCAAGTGGAAAGAAATGCAGATGGATGCTCATCGTATCATTACGATGTATAACCAAGGCTTTCTTTACCACGATGAGGAACTAGAGGCTTCTGTTGACAATACCAAGATTGGTGACGGTCTTGACGATCTGGACATTGAATCGCTTCATGTGATGGTGAAGAAATACAATGCTGCCGTCAAAGAGAAGGCCAAGACCCAAAAAGAGTATGAGCACCGGAAGTGCAAGTTCAGTTCGATCAAGGCTCGTCAGATTGGTATCATCCGTAACTGGCGACACACGTTCAGCAAAGAATATGGTGTATAGGTGTTGAGATGGCTTGGAGTTACAATGCTAGTGATTTGAATACCACGGCTGCTTCAGGCCGTCTCAATTCCGTTCGTCTTCTTGTTGGTGATACCGATACGAATGACCAACTCTTGCAGGATGAAGAAATCTTCTTCGGTCTGTCGCAGAACGGAAACAATGTCTACTACGCTGCTGCTTGGTCTTGTCGTCTTGTGGCAGCTAAGTTCTCCCGTCTGGTTGACACTCAACTGGATGGTGCTCTGCAAGCCTCCTACAGCGACCGTAGCAAGCAATACACGCTCTTGGCTACCCAGATGGAGGCTCTCGGTAAGCGGACCTCTGGGCGCGCTCTGGGCGTCTCTGCGGGGGGTATCTCTCAAGCGGCTATGGGCGTTGCAAATGCCAACACGGATCGAGTTGCTCCGCAGTTCGCTGTCAATCAGTTTGACAACCCGGAGGCAGGGGAAAGCTATCTCCCTGATTACGAGTAATGGCTTTTGATCCTACTACACTCCGCTCACTGATTAAAGAGCATGGTAGGACGGTCACTCTTCGTAAGAGAGCCATGACTGCCTATTCTGCTGCCACTGGAACACTTACCACCACCAATACGGATTACAGCGTCAGGGCTTACTTCTACGATTACACGCCAGATATGATTGATGAGAACAACATTCTGCGTGGTGATCGTCGTGTGGTTCTATCAGATAAGCTGGTGAATGGCAATACGACCCCTGCTCCTGATAGCACTGACCAGATCATCGGTGAAGGTGATACGGTCAACATCGTCAAGGTGAGTGAAATCAAGTCTGCCAACAATGTGATGTGCTACCTCCTTCAAGTGAGGGATTGATATGCAGATTGGTATCTCTCAGCTTGTCAAACGGGTTGAAACCCAACTGAATGAAGTCAGGGATGTGTTTCTTGAGAAGATGGCTGAGAAAGCCATAATGATCTCCCCTGTAGACACTGGTGCTTATGTGACTTCGTTCACAGTTACAACGATCTCAGGCGGTGGTCGTTCTAGGGCGTCTCATGGCAAACCTCGTGGACAAGATGCAGAAGCCAAGAAAAGTGAAGCCTTCGATCAGGTCTTGGGAGATATTGCTGCCCTACCGTTGGATGTCACCAAGGTTTACCTGACCAATAGGGCACCCCATGCCAAAGCTGTAGAAGATGACCACGGATATGGTGTCTTTGGCGTTGTTAGAAACGTGGCCCCATATCTTCTTGATGAGGCTGTGTCAGAAGTGAGGTTCAGAGAATGAGCATTATGAATGACATCAGAGCCTGTCTGGATAACCACCTTGCCACAACTACTGGACTTCCTGCTATTGCTTTCCAGAACGTCCCTTACCAACAGGTGACTGGAACTCCCTATATCAAGGCTACGATGGTCCCTACCCTTCGTCGTCCTGCTACGAGAGGGCTTAACCCTCAACAACTATACCAAGGTCTGTATCGTTTGATTGTCTGCACTCCTGAAAATGTAGGTCCGGGTGCTAATTATGACATTGTTGATGCAGTCCTAGCAAGATTTGATGCCACGACAGACATCTCCTACAATGGATATATCGTCTCTGTCGATTATGCAGAGGTAGGAACCAGCTACCTTGATTCACCATTCTACTGCACCCCAGTCAATGTAGGCTGGTATATCTATCGCTCATAAGGAGATAACCTATGGCTTTTTCGCAAGGTAGTCGTTCCGGCCTTTCGTATGTTGTCGAATCGGTTTTCGGCACTACACCTGTTGGCCCGTCGCTAATTCAACTTCCCTACACCACTCATTCGCTCAATCTGACCAAAGAGCGTGTTCAGGGGAATGATATTCAACCCGACCGTATGATCCGCACGGATCGTCATGGCAACCGCACCTCGGCTGGTGACATCACTGTTGACCTTCGTAAAGGTGACTATGATCCCTTCTTTGAGAGTGCCTTCTTCAATTCTTGGAATGCCAACGTTCTCAAGATCGGCACCACCCCGAAGTTCTTTTCGATTGAAGATGCGGCTGCGGACATCACTCAGTTTCGTCTTTTCACTGGTATGGCTGTCTCCTCGAT